CGCCGCGAAGCTGCCCGCGTACCCATGCCTCGACATCTGCATCGTCCACCGCCTCGCGGAGCTTATCCTGCGTGGCATAGCGGTCTACGCCGTCGCGTGTCTGGCCGCCATCTTCATAAAGCGCTTCTGCGTTCCGGATGAAATCCTCTACACGTGCGTCGCTGATCTTGTCCCGCTGCCGTGCAACGCGCGTCTCGCGCAGCTCCGGCCTGCGGTTCAGCGCGTACTCGTGGTCTGCAATCCAGGCGTCCATGATGCTCTCGCGTGCCGTCTCCAGCTCAGTCTCTGTCAGCCGGTCTCCGGTCTCCAGCTTCACATACAGCTGTGCCAGCTCCTGTGCGCCGATTTTCTCCGTATAGTCCTGCAGCGCCTGGTTGCCGAAACTGTCCCAGACTTTCTCCTTCAGCACCGGCTCGATGTCTTTCCCTTGTTCTGCAAGATATGCGGCCCGCACCGTGTCGTCTTTTGCCAGCTGTTTGGCAAGCTCCGCTTCGTCCATCGTGGCCACTTCGTCCACGCGGCTGCCGATGGCGCTGTCACGGGAGAAGATGCCGCCCGCCACCTGATTTGCCAGCTGCGCGATCTTCTGCTCTGCGGCGCGTCTGGCCTCGTAGTTCACTTCCCGCTCGACGATTGCGTTTGCTGCCGTCGGCGTCCAGGCGTCTGCCCCGTAGACCTTGTTGCGCCGGTCTGCCTGCGGGTCGATGCTCTGGCGAGGGAAGACCAGCGTATAGTCTCCGTATTGCGTATGCCCCTGGCTCGCCTTCACAATGGCGACCGACGGCGACGGGATAGCGCCGAGCTGCAGCATACTGTCCATCTTCTTGCCGTCCAGATTGTGAATGGCCATCAAGTCTTGCGTCTGCTCAACCGGCTCGTCCAAAGAGAACCGGGCCTTGACAGGCAGCCGCTTCTCTGCTACACTGGCCTCAGAAGCATCTGTGGGCACCCTAACAGGGCGGTTTTCCGCTTTAGCTGTACCATTCTGGTACTGACGGGGAGGCGCAGGTGCTTTCTTTTCGTTCTCATTCAGCTGGATGGAGTACACAAATTCTCCATCCGGCTTTTTCCGTACATTTGCCAGCAGGTCATAGACCCGTCCGTCGATTTGCACGGTCTTCACGAAATATTCCCAACCTGTAAGTCCCTGGTGCGCTTCGGATGTTTTGCCCTGTTCTTTGCCGCTTCCGCTGTGCTCTGCGTTTTCGACCAGATCAAAAATGTTCCCGTCCGCTCCTGTGTTGATCTTCGCCTTCCAGCCTCTTGGCGAAGACTTCTTATCGCCGTAGACGTTCTTCCGCAAATCATTCTCATCGAATGTCGCGTAATAGACTTCACCATCTCGCGCTGTGAACTTCGCTGTGCGGCCTGCGTATTCATTCCGCATGATGTCCATAAAGGCTTCCATGCGCTTCTTGTACGGCAGCTTACGGATAGTTTCGCTTGTTTCATACACTTCCGTTCCGTCGTCCGTCTTTCCGACATAGTCCAGACTGTCGCTTAGATCAGCGTAGACCGTGTTCTCATCAGCTCTGGCTGGCGGCGTCGCGCGGCGCTGCTCCGGTGTCAGGCCCCGGCGGCTGGCTGCGTCTCGCGCTTCAATCTCGCCTGCGGTATTGCGGTAAAGATCGTAACTGTCCAGCCCCACGCCGTTCTGAATGTCGATGATGCTGTCTTCCAGCTCTCCGATCTTCGCTTCAATGGCGTCGTCTTCCGCCGTCCACCGGTTCAAATCCCACGGCAGCTGCTCTTCCAGCCTGGCGATCTCTTCCCGGATGTCCGCAATTCTCGCTTCTTTCGCCTCGTCCCGGTGCTGCTGCCAATACTCCGGCGATGCGCCGCTTGCAAATCCTTCTGCCTTCTGAATGGCGTGCTGGATTTCGTGGATGATCGTCGCCTCTGGTGCCGAGCGCAGCTTGCTGTCCAGCGCGATCTTGTTCTCGCTTGGAGAGAAATAGCCCTGCGTATTGCCCGGCAGCTCCTTGAACTCTACACGCACGTTGCGCAGCTGCGGGTACGCCTGGAACAGTTCCTCGTGATCGATGACGTCCTCCAGCGTGGCGTTCCCGCTTTCCACGCGCTCGCTCAGTCTCCCGTACTCTCGGCCCCAGGTCTTGTCCAGCTCCTGAAGGCGCTCCTGGTCTTCCGGCTTCCACGCTTCTGCAGAACCGGTGAGCATCTTGTCCACGAGCTTCTGATATTCCGCATAGTCCGGGTGGTTCCGGCTGAAGGCTGCGTCTCCGCCGCGATGATACTTCATCTTGCTGTCGTCGATCTCGAAGCGCAGCTTGCCTTCCATCCCGGTGTGCCAGCCGGTTTCCTTTCGCACGCGCTCGTCATCTACGCCCTGCATCTGAAGCTCCTGTGCGCGGGCGAGTGTCTTCTGATCTGCTGTGTTTGCGTTCACGCCGCCGTAGCTGTAGCGCTCTGGCGGCCCCGTCCTGCGGGCTACTGCTTCTTCCGTCTCGCTGCCTGGCGTCGTGATCTTCCGCTCCCGCAGAACCGCCTGCGCCTCGCTGCGGTACTTTTCGGCGTGTGCGCCGAAGAAGTTGATTCCCGCGTAAGCGTCCGCGCAGATTTCTTCTTTGACGATGCCGTAAGCCTCGGCCACTTCCTGCCCGGATGCGTACTCCGGCAGATCATATACGCCGCGCAGGTTCTTCAGGTACTTCTCGACCACTGCGTCAAATTCTTCCCGGCTGTACTGTTCGACGATGGCCTGCTCGATCTGCCGCACAAGCCCCGGATTGTTGGCAGCAATGTCATGGAACGCCTCGTGGTCTGCGATCTGATCGATGTTCAGATAGCGGTGGTCTGCCTGGACGATGATGCCGTTTTCCGTGTAGACGCCGCGTGCCGCGCTCACCGAGCCATCTGCCTGGCGGATGCGGATGGAGCCGAGCACATACGTCACCGGTTTCCCGGTCTCATAGGAAATGCGCTGCGCCGTCTGCTGCATCTGCGCATCCCAGTGAGATTCCGGCATGACCTGAATCTCGCGTTCCTCCGTTCCGTTCGGCAGGCCCAGGCTCTGGCTGCTTACTTTTTCGAGCCGTAGAGTTCGTCCAAGATTCTCTCTTTCAACAGCTGTTCTGCCCTGGTTAAAGGTGCGTTGTGGTCTGCCTTCTGCCAGGATTCCACTCTGTCCGCCGGTACTCTCACTGAGAATCCGTCCGCCGTCTCCATCAGGTAGCTGCTCGCTCTGCTGTTCTGCGCCTGGCTGCTGCCCGGCTGGAAGCTGTTCTGTGCCATTGTTCATTCCTCCTTCAGATGTTGTGGCTTCATTCTGTGCGCCGGTCTGCTGGCTGCCTGGCACCTGCTGCACGGCAGCATTGACCGGCTGCTGATTCTGCAGCTGCGCGTTTCCGGATACAACTGCCTCAATATCCGCGTCCGTCATTTGCCGCATGACGTTCTGCACTTCCGGGAAAGATAGCAGCTTGCTGAGAACTTCGCCGTCTGTGATCTGCCCGCGATAGAACGCCTCAATGCCGCGTGCCATCGACTGTGCGCGTTTTCCGCTCACGCCCATGGTCTCCAGGCGTTCCAGCGGTGTGGCAGTCTGTTCGGTCTGCACCTGCTGCGGCGTCGGCAGCCCAGCTTCCTGCTGCGTGCTCTGTTCCAACTGCTGCGGCTGCACGGCTGCGGCCTGCGCCGCCGTCGGAAGACTTGGCTGCTGTGCCTGCTGGTTTTGTTCCGCTGCCTGCACTGCAATCTGCGCAGCCGCTGCCGCTGCGTTCCCATTTTGCAGAGCCTGCCCGCTCTCCGGCGGCTGTGTGTTCTGCGTTCCGGCCTGTGCCTGCTGCAGTCCCTGCTGGATGGCTGTCTGCAGCTCCTGCTCCACCTGCTTCTGCATCTGCGGGTCTGTCGGTGTCGTTGGCAGGTCTGCCGCCGTTGGCAGCTGGCCCGTGCTTCCGCCGCCCGGCAGCATGACATTCGGTGTCTGCATGGCGCTGGACGCTGCGGTGTACCCATTGACATACGCCCGCATCGCCTCGTCGATGAGATCGAGCGTTTCATTCAGGTTGTCCACGGCCTTCTGCTGGCCTGCAATGTAGTAGCTGTTGACGCTTTCGCGCAGGCTCTGCGTCTGCTGCATGATGAACTGTGCCCGCTGTGCCTTTGCTTCCGGCGTCATATTTTCCGTTCCGGCCGTCATTGCGCGGTATCCCTGCTCGATGGCCTGGTACGCCTGATTCATCTGTGCCTTCTGCTGCTGCGTTGTCTGGTAGCTGCTGATGGCGCTACTCAGCACAGAGAACGCAAACGCCGTCACGAGGTTTGTGGCGATCTCTTCTTTCGTCGGCTTTTCATCTGCCGCAAGATAGCCGACCGCCTGGTTCACGCTCGCATTCGTCACGCCGCTTGCTGTCTGCCGTAAAAACTCCATGAACGGCGTCATCTTATGCGTATCACGCAGCACGTTGGCAAGCCCTGTTCCTACCAGTCCGCCTGCCAAATTGCCAGCCATGCCCTGTGCGCCGCTGATGGCAATGCGCTTGAGGTAATCTCCCGTGCTCATGTCGCCCATGGCGGCTGCGCCTGCATTGTGTACGGCATCAGCTCCGGCGAAGCTCAGCGCTCCCGCCGCCACCTTGAAGCCGAGGCTGCCGGTGTTCATTCCTGCTGCCGCAAGCCCGGCGCCCGCCGCTTCTCCGATGCCGGACATCAATGCCAGGCTTCCCGCGATCTTCGCGCCGCCTGCGAGCACCGGATGCTCCGCCTGCGCTCGCTGTGCATTTTCCATCTGCCGGTGATACTCGTCCTCGTTCGCGCCGAGCGCTTTTCCGACTGCAGCCGCAGCCGATGTCACACCCAGCCCCTCCTGCAGCCCGCTCGCAACCGCCGTCTGCCTGGAGTACAGTCTCGTGTAAAGAACATCGTAAATCTGCTGCCACTGCTTTGCCGCCTCTGTGTCACCCTTGCGCATCGCTTCCTGGTACGGTGCGAAGGCCGTCACATTCTGCTCATAGCCTAGAAGCCCGCCGAACCCACTCTGCGTGCCGATGATCTCTTCTGCCTCCTGCTTCTGGCGTTTCGTCCAGGTTCCCGGAACGCTGGCCAGCGCAATGAGCCGGTCTTTATATCGTCCCACATTTTTCGCGGTGTACGTCTCCGGCCGCTTCGTGCCCTGCATCTGGCTCTCGCTCTCCTGTCGGTCGATCTCGTCCTGCAGCTCCTGGATGCGCCGGTCTGTTTCGCTCTGCGCAGAGTCTGCCCGGAAGGTTGGCAGCGTCGAATCGCTGGCTTTGCCCAGCATGGAAAGGATACCGGGCTGCTGCGCCTGCTCCTGCTTCTTCTGGCTCTCCAAGATGGTGAGCGTCCGTTTCATGCCCTGCAGCTGATCGTGTGCTGCCGTTTCGCCCAGCGCCTGCTCGCGCTGCGTGGTGTAGTAATAATCCTGCGCATCATGCAGCTTTTCTGCGTAGCTGTTCGCAGCATCCACTGTGTCGAATACGCCCAGAAACTCCCCGGTGTCATAGAAGTGCTGCAGAATTTCGTCTCCGTCGCTGCTGCGGTATGCCTTCCCGTCTTTCATCCAGACCGACGGAAGCAGCACCTCCTTGCCCTGAATGTTGAAGCTCGTGCTGTCCACGGTCGAGATGCTGCCGTCGGCGTTCCGATACTGCGGCCGGTTGTAAAGGTCGATGTTGCCCACGCCATACTGGCCGATCTCCTGGTTGTATCGCTCCTTCTGCCGCTGAGAAGTTGGGGCCGGTGCGCCGAGTCCTGCAATGCTGGCAGGCGTCGCCGTCCGGTCGAAGCCGCTTCTCTCGCGCTGTGGAGCCTTCTGTTCCTGTGCCTGGCGGCGCTGCTGTGCGGCGCTCTGTGCCTGCCGGATGAAGTCCTGCTTATTGAGGACGCCACCGGCCTCCTGGCCGGTGGTCTGTTCCCAGTTGCTCTGCTGCTTGTTCGCTTTGTTCAGGAAAGATTTCTTGGAAATAACGCTCATGCTTTCCTCCTTACTTGTACTTCACGGAGTCGTCGATCTTGATTCCGCTCACCTCGTAAATCCGTTTCGCCACGTCAGACCACTGCTGCTTCGACATCTGCCCGCGTGCGCCGACGGCCACATCATAGGCCCTGTCATAGTTGCCCTGGCCGAGCAGTGTCGAGATCGTCCGCTGTACGCCGTTATACGAATCTCTCGCCATGGCCACGTTGCCGCTGTAGCTGCCGCCGCCGTTGATCTTCGAGCTGCCGGAGCTTCCGGAGCCGGAACCGCCACCTCCGCTTCTTGCGCCCTTGGCCGCCAGTGCTGCCTCGTATGCGGACGTGTCGATGCCCAGCTTCCGGAGATACGAATAGTCGCCGTACTGCGCAGCCAGCTGCGCCTTCTCCAGTGCCTCGCCGCGAAGTCCCGTCTGCTGGTTGATCTCGTCAAGCAGGTTCTGGTAGCTGAAACTGCGGTCTGTGTTGTACTGGTTCAGCTCGTTCAGATACTTCGTGTAGTCCAGTTGCTCCAGTGCGCTCGCCGTCTGCACGTCGTTTGCAATCCGACTGTAAGCATCTGCCCATGTCTGGTAATCGAAGTTCCGGTCCGTGTTGTACTGCTGCAGCTCGTTGAGATACTTGTCATAGTCCGACTGCTCTGCGCCCTGCACGGCTCCCAGATCGCTGAGCTTCATGTTGTAGTCGTTCATGTATTTGTTATAGGCCAGCTGATACAGTTCCGGAATCTTGTCTGTCATCTGCGCCGCATAGTAGTCTCCGGCCTGCGCCGCTGCCGTCGCCGCATAGCTCGACGGGATGCCGCCGGACGCTGCTGCCGCTGCGCCGATGGCGTTCTGCTGTGCGCGGTCTCCCTCGCGGGTGTACTGCTTGCGGTACTGGCTGTAGAGCTGATCGCGCTCCGGGTCATAACTGAACGCTTCGCGGTTCAGAATTTGTTTTAGCAAATCCTGAATGGTCTCGTCGTACCGGTTCGTGTATTCCGGCTGTGCGACGTCATAAGAATAGTTGCCATAGTTCAGCTGCTTGTTCAGAAGATCGTCCACCAGCCCCGTGCGGCTCGAAGAGTACGTCGGCTTTGCATCCTGCTGGAAGCTGTTCGGGGAAAGTGGGTCGAGGTAGAACTGTGAACCCGCTCCGCCGCCCGTGTAGTTTCCGTAGCTGCTGCGGATACCTTCCGCGCCCAGGTTCGCCAGCGCCCGCTGTTCCGGCGTCGTGGCGTTGTGGTAGTCGCGCTTGTATTTCAGGATGCTCATTCCCGCATCCGGATTCTGCTGTGCCAGCTTCAGATCGGCCGCCGAGAACTCGCTGCCAAGTCCGGAGTTCGTCAGCTCCCGCTGAAACTCATCGTATGTAAATCTCTGTGCCATTGTCGTCTCCTTTCGTGGTTACAGTTCGCTGCCCGTATAGACCTCGCGCACCAGCGAATACAGCCTGCACCCGCCGCTGCCCGTCATCCGGATGCGGAAGTGATCGCACCGGCGCGGCACGATCGGCAGATAGAAGCTGCGTTTCTTTTCTGCCTGCAGCGTCTTCACCTCGCGCCAAACGCCGTCTGAGTCGAACTGCATCTCAATCTTCACGCTGGCCCCTTCGTCCAGCTCCAGCCGAACCAACAGCTTCCCGATGCCCTTCTTCTGCGGAATCGGCACCGATGCCGAGGAGTATGTCGTGTACTCGTAGAAGTCCGCCCACTCCGTCATCCAGGAGACCTCTGTCTCCCGAACCGCCGCGGCTGGCGCCGTCCTGGCATTTCCGTTCAGCAAAAGCCTTCCGTCTGCAGCCAGGAAATACAGCTCCCCGTTCCAGCCCCAGCCGACAACCTCCAGCGCATCTTCCCGGTGCCACAGGCCCCGCAGCGTGTCATACGCAAAAAGATGCCAGGCGTCATCTGTGTCCTTCATCGAGACGTAATACTTCGTTCCGTCGCTGCCGCCCACGGCGTTTCGGAACCGCTGCGTGCCGAACGCTGCGCCCACCTGCTGCGGGATGCCGCCGGAGTAGGCGACAATGCCCGTGCGGGCCAGATAGAAAAGCGTCTCTCCGGCAATGGCAATGGATGCGTCGCTGCCAGCTTCCACGCCCAATGAAGCGCTGCCCATCACCTGAAAGTTCGACGGCTTGTCTCCGTAGACCTTGTAGATGTGCTCTTCTTTGAAAAAGCACGGATAGCCCAGGTAGCTGCAGCACGCCGTGAAGTCTCCCGCGCTGCCGACATTTACGCTGTAGCTGTCCGTGGCCACGCCGTCAAATACATTCCAGTTGAAGATGTCTCCGAGTTTGCTGGCGTAGATCGTGTCTTCCTTGCAGCCCCAGAGCCTGTTCTCGTTCTCACATAGAAAGTCCATATCCGGCACGGTTCTCTTGATGGTCAATGTCTCCGCGTCTCCGCCGCTTCCGATCGTGAAGGTATTTTCGTAGAAGCGGAGGTAGTCGCCGTCGATTTCCCGGATGATCGGCGTTTTGTTGTTGCTCTCATGCGTCACTGCGCCGGAGATCGTCACCGCGTCTCCGACCTTGAAGATGGAATCCCATGCCGCGCCGGACGCATAGATCGTGTTGGCCTTTGCGTCCTCGCCTGCGTAGATTCCGTCCTGAATTTTTGCGCTGCCGGTGAAGCTCGCTTCCAGCGCGCCGAACTCGTCCGTCAGGCGGTTATAATACTTCTTGTCCGGCAGGATGATGATGTACGCACCCAGACTCGCAAACTTCTTTCTCCCGTTCGTGACGGTTCCCTTGAGCGTTCCGTCTGCGTAGAACCCCGTTCCGTCCACCCAGTACAGTCCGTCGTGCGCGTAGAACCCGTTCGGTTTTGTGAGTGTGCGTACCTTCCAACGCGGGCGCCTAGGTGCGAGCAGGGGATAGAAGTCGCTCGTCATATTCTTCATGTCCCAGATGTCGCCGTTGTCTGCGCCGAGCGTGTGGTTGTACCCGCCGAACTTTGTCTGCTTGTATTTCTGGATACCGTCCTGGTTTGCCATTGGCGGCAGGCCGATCATGCGCCGTCACCTCCGAACCGAACGAAGCCTTCCAGTGCCTCCAGGTGAATGGGTTTGATCTTCTGTGGTTCCGGAAGCGCTGCCGGTTCCCAGTCGATCTCCGTCTCGACGTTGGCCAGCTCAGACCTTCGCGTGTTGTACGCTGGTGCGTCTGCCGGGTCTTTGAAGAGGAAGGTGCCGCGCTCCGTGAAGGCAACGTTTCCTTTCTCGTCGAGCTGCCCGAACTCCTGCGTCAGCTTATTCTCTTCGCGGATATAGAAGTCCACAGAGGGCTGCAAGGCCCGCCGCAGTCTTGCCAGCGTGAAGGCCGTCTTGTAGTCCCATTCCATCTGCGAAAGATAGTTCACCGCCATGCAGGCGTTGACGCATCGGATGAGTGTTGTTTTCATGCTGTGCTCCTTTCAGCTCGTGCTTAGCGGCGAATCGTTGATGTAGACCGTGCCGTAGAATTTGATATTCCCGCCCGACGAGATCGTCACGCCGCTGTTGCCGTAGATGTAAATATTGTCGTCCGCCTCGATGGAGATGCCGCCCGCCGACTGCAGCTTCATGGCGAACGACACGCCGCGAATGTAGTTCGTGTAGATGAACATTCTGTACCGGTTTTCATACTGGCTGCCTGCTCCGTTGGCATCCAGTCGGATGCCGCCTGCGGTGTAGTTGCTGTTCATATAGCAGAACTCGATCTCGCCGCCCCAGATGCCGTTCGACTGCAGGATGCTTCGGAAGGTGCTGCCTTCGATGGTGCAGCCGTAGATGTCGATAGCGTCAATCGTGCCGGTCGTGATGTTGCTGCCATTGATCGTCGTCTGTCCTGCGGTGGACAGGTCTGAGAACGTGACCATGCCGCTGAAGCTGATCGACTTGCTGGACACCACCACGCCGTCGCGCATGAGCTTGATCGTGCTGCTGCTTTCTCCGTTGGAGACCGACAGCGTGATGCTGTTGACCGTCTGTGTCAGAGACGATACGCTGCCGTCCAGCGTCGTGATTCTGCTCTGCAGCGCTGTCGCCGTCTGCTGCAGCGATGAAACGTCTCCCTCGGCGTTCGTGATGCGCGTCGTCAGACTGTTGGCCGTTGCGGTTAGAGACGTGATGTTTCCCTCTGCATCTTCCAGCCTCGCGCCCAGGCCCTCTGCCGTGACCTGCAGCGCAAGAATCTGCTTCTCGTCATTTTCCAGCTGCACATATACCGGTTCCGTGATGATGTTCACGATCTCGTCAAAGCCGGTCTCGTTGAAGTTGTCCTTGTCCAGATTGCAGAACGAATACCGCAGCTGCTCCAGCAGCATATAGAGATAGCTCGTGATCTGCTCGATCTTGTCCTTGTCGGACGTTTCTTTCGTGAACTGTGGAAACCCCGTGTCCGCGCTCAAAATATTGGATGGCACCGTATCGCCTCCTTATAGCGTTTTCGGGAAGGGTCGTCTCCGGCCCCTCCCGTGCATCTCACGCCAGGCCCGCGAGTTTTGCGAACCGGTACAGTACCGTCACAAACTGTTCTCGCGTCATCATGTCCTGCCACATATAGTTCGGCTCGCCGTCTTCCAGCGTGCCGCCGCCGAGCACGATGCCCTTTTCCGTAGCCCACTGCCGGGCCTCTTCGCTGTACTGGCTGCAATCGTTGTCCTGCAGGTCTTTACGCATCTGTCCGAAAAGTTCTGCGAATCTGTCCTTGTCCATGTTCTCGTCCTCCATTTCTCCGTCGTCCAATGCCATTACCGTGTGTCCCTGGGATACCAGGATGTCGCCGCGCCGCAGCCAGCGGTCGTCCGTCAAAAACTTCTTCCCGCTCAGCATCTCGAACTGCCCGGTTGTCGGCCAGTCGTGCAGCATACAGTAGGTCGTGCAGCTGTTGCCCTGGCGCCTGAAAAGTTTCTTCAGCTCCGTCGCGCCTGCCGAGATCGCGCACAGCATCATAAATGCCGAGCAGTCTGTCTCAACCGGCTTGTTGATCTTGCCGAGCGCGAAGCCCACGGCTTCCGCAGCGGCGTATGCCGTGTTGCGCCCGTCCATGTCATAGCCGATGTTCCGGTTCCGGACGCCGTCTTCGCAGGCCTGCGCCGCCCGCTCCGACATAGCCGGGTCTTTGAACCGGAGAATCCCCAGCCAGCTTCCGTTGTACCAGTACGAAAAGTTCAGCTCCCGGCCCGTCTGATTGCCAGGCTTCTGCCCGCGGCCGCCGGTCTCTCCGAGGCTTGCCTGGCCGATACGGATGCTCACTGCGCGTCACCTCCCGCCGGAAGCAGCCCCTTTTTGAGGTCATATACTGCCGCTTCGATCATGGCGTCCAGGCGCGTCTCGTCGAGCGTGACGCCGTGTTCCGCCAGCCAGTTGATGACGTATGCCTTTTTCTCCTGGCCGCGCCCAGAGCCGACATAAATCTGCTCTGCTGCGCTAACCGCAATGCGCACCCAGCCGTTGATCTCTGCCTGCTGCTGCGCCGTGGTCTTCGAGCGAATGTACGGGATAACGATGACGGTAACAACCGTCGCTGCGAGTGCAAGTACCGCTTCAATGATTGGTGTAATGTCCATGATGATCTCCTTTCAGATTTCCCGGTCAGTTTCTTCTGCTTCCTTTTTCCCGACTGCCCCGAAGCCTTTCCGTTTTTCAAACAGACTCTTCAGGCAGTACAGAGCGACAACACCGACGATCTCCGTCACGGCCGTCTGGCTCAGCTTTTCGGCGATGGACTCTTTTCCGAGATATGCCAGGATGTAGCTGCACCACACCCAGCCCACGCCGTTTCCCAGACAGAACCAAAGCGCCCGCTTTGTGGTCGTCTTTAAGCTGGTGCGTTTCTGCTGCTTCATGTTCCGTGCTCCAAATCGTCGATGCGATGGTTTGCAACCTTCAGCTTTTCCTCGAAGACCGCCGCCGCCTCTTCCAGATGGTATGTGCGCTCCACCAAACCGTTGTGCTTCGCTACTTTCTGCTCCAGCTGTTCCAGCCGGTATGCAATGAGCGCTGCGCTTTTTCGGTTCGCCAGATATGTCCCGATGAGCGTACCGGCAAGGCTCAGCAGCGCCACGATGATCGCCTCTGTCATCCGTCCGTCACCTCCGTCCAGTTTGCCACGCCCGGCTCCCACACGTTGGCGTCCAGATCGCTCGTCCAGCGCTTTCCGTTGTGGCTCACCTTCGCGCCCTTGCCATAGGCATCCGTGCTTCCCGCTGGCTGGCTCCATTCCGGCCATTCCTCCGCCGGGTCAGAGATGCAGACCCACAGTGACGGGCTGTCTTCCGGTGTCCAGCTTTCCTGCGAAGTGTGCGCCTGCAGGCATTTGTAGAGCTTTCCGCCTCGCTTCCTGATCTGCCCTGCGGTGTAGGCCACCGGGTATTCCCACGGGCTGAACAGCTCCGTGTGCTCACCGGCCGTCACGCCGTCGATGCTCCCGTTCTCAGCCAGCGTGACAAACGCAATGGCGCTTGCCGCCTGGTTTTCCTGCAGGAATGTTCCGGTGTCACGTTTTACCAGGATGATCTGCGACAGCAGCATGGGCGTTCCGCCCACAGCCACGCCTTCGGCCTCATCCTTCCCGCACAGCAGCCAGAACCCGTCCGGATGCCTGCGGATATAATCAGGGGCTTCCGTCAGTGCAATCACGCCCCCGTCCTTCCGAATTTCGTACATTGATGGTCTCCTTTCTCCCCGAACAGCTTTCGATACAGCTTGTCCGTCTTCCGCAGAACCTTCCAGCTGTTGGCCCTGCGCATGTGGCCCTTCCAACTTTCATACGACGTGCGCACGTCTTCTTCCGTCATGCGCCCGTCATCTACCCATCGCCGGAACTTCCGCAGCTTCTGCCGCATCTTTCTGGTGCTCTTGCGCTGCACCTTCCGAATGACGCCGCCGGTCTTCGTCAGCTTGAACTTCGTCTTCAGAAACCGCACGCCCTGCTTGATCGGCAGGATGCGCGTTTTCTTCTCGCTCAGCTGCAACCCGATACCGGCGCAGTATTGCCGGATGCGTGCGGCGCATTCCTCCAGATACCGGACGTCCTCACAGATGAGATACCCGTCGTCCATATACCGGCCATAGCCCCGGATGTGCAGCTGCTCTTTGATGAAATGGTCAAGGCCGTTTCCCAGCATCAGCGCGTCGATCTGGCTCACCTGGCTGCCCAGGCCGAATCCTCGCTCGCCGAAGTCCGCCATGAAGCTCTCTGCCCGCTCCCGGACGCGCTCGTCGTAGAGCCTGCGCCGGTTCTCCCGATGAATCGGTTCCTGCGGTGCGGAGTTGAAATAGTCCGTGAAGTCAAACACCAGGATGCCGCCCTGCATCCCATGCTTCCGGTAATGCCGCTGCAGGTGCCGGTTCATTCTGTCCATGGCAAAGTCGATGCCCTTGCCCTTCAGACTCGCCGCGTTGTCGTATATGAAGGCCGATGAGAACAGCGGCACCAGCGCATTGTCACATAAGCACCGCTGCACCACGCGCTCTGAGATGTGGACGCTCCGGATGTGCCGCATCTTTCCGCGCTCCATGATGTCAAATTCGTGGAAGCCCATTGTCTTCCACGTTCCGTCCATCAGCGCCTTCCGCGTCCTGGCCGTGTTCTCAGACAAACTCGCCAGATACCGCTGCGTCGAGCACTTCCAGCGCACGCCCTTGCAGCACGCCAGCCCCGCTTTGTATAGGTTCTCATAACTGAATACCTGCTCAAAGCTGCCGCACGCTTCGCTCCTGGCCCGGCGCTTTGCTTCCCGCCTGGCGCAGCGTCTTTGATACCGGCCCTCTTTTCGCTCTTCGCTTGTCATGTATGGTTCTTCTCCTTGCCCGTTCGGGCACCCGCCGTAAGGGATGATTGTCGGGTGCGCGTTCTACCCTCGTGGCAGTCCGGCTATGAAACAGGCCCGCGCACATCGGCCTGCCATGCAAGCAGCGTCCAGCCGTCTGCACCGGCGGATTGTTTTGGCTTTTGCCGGGAATAAGCTCTCCTTCTGCATAGGTACTGCTTCGCCGCCTTCCGGCGGTTACTGCGTCAGACCGTGCTGTGCAGAATCCGAAGGCCACGCCATTGGCATTGCTGGCGTTGTCATTGTTCGCATTGCCGTTGCTGTTGACCATGCAGAAATTCGTGGAGTTGCTGGCATTCGGCGAGCGCTCCCACCAGTTGGCTGCAGAGCCGACGGCAACAAAAACAGAGCTTAACCCATGTTGTCTATTCTTCCGAAACTCCGGCAGGCCCGTCCGGCAAATCCTTGTACCGCTGCCGGTCTTTCTTCCGGACAGCTGCCAGCAGCTTCGCTTCCTCCGCGATCATCGCGCCCCACTGCTCCATGGCCTTCCCAATCCATTTGCACCCTTCCGGGTTCTGCCGGGCTGCCTCATAGAGCAGCTGCAGCTTCGGGTCGAGATTCTGCAGCGCAATGTTTGCCCGTGTCAGCTCGTCCCGGCGCATCTGCGCCTCGTGCTGATTCGTCGGCCAGATGTTGTTGGCCGCTGCCGCGTGCTCGTGCACGTCGCTCGCCAGCTGCATAATGCGCGACGTGAGGAAAAACGTGTACCGCTTCGGTGCTTTCATGCAGCAGCTGAGCGTGAACGCTTCCAGTTTCTTCGCCGTGTCCACGAACTGCATGCTGCTTTCGCTCCGTTTGGATTTGTAGACCGACATACCGTCTCGTCCTTTCTTGCCGCCTCCTGCCCGCAGCGCACAGGCTGCTGGCTGGAGGCAGGGCTTTTTTCGTTTTGGAATCTCGGCTTTCCGGATTCTGGATTAAAAGCAGAAGCCGAAGGCCACGCCATAGGCATTGCTGGCGTAGTCATAGTCCGCAATGCCGTAGCTGTCGAACATGCAGAACTGCGCGGAGTTGCTGGCAATCGGCGAGCGCTCCCACCAGTAGGCTGCAGAGCCGTTCCGCTTCTTGGCCTTGCTGTTGCCTGCCTTGTAGTAGTCATACTGCGTGCCTTCGCCTGCCGCCGAGTTGGTGGTCGAGCCGAAGATTTCAACCTCGCTGAGCAAAAACAGCTTGTCCGCCGTGGTGTTGATGGTGCTGCTCTGGCTGCCCGCCGAGGTCAGCTTGTCCACCTCCCGGATGCCGTTCTGCACCTCCGTCGGCATGAGCGCCAGAATGGCAGGCAGATGCGTCGTGCGCATCGCGCTGTTCTTCCAGCCGCCTGAGTTCGTGTTCGAGCCGTTCATGGCTTTTGTGTCGGCGTAGCAGTCGTGAAGCTGGAACGTCAGCGGCGCCGTGCCGCCTGCGGCGTAGGTGTCGTGGTTCTTGCCGATGATGTCCACCTGATAGCTCGTTCCGTTGATGGTCATCGTCTTGCTGTTGCCCGCAACCCATGTGCTCGGCACGCTGCCCGAATGACACGCCGCAATGATGGCAGACCAGTCATTGTCTGCGAAATTATCCTTCAGGAAACTCACCGTCACCGCGCAGGTCTTGCTCGCGGGCGCAGTATAGTTTGTTCCTGCTGCCACGCTGATGGTGATTGTCGCGCTGCCGTTGGCTTTGCCCGTCACCGTCACCGTATTGCCCGATACGCTCACCGTCGCCGCCGCTGTGTTACTGCTCACGGCGCTGATCGTGCCGTTGCCGCTGCGCGTCACCGTGATGGTCTTGCTCTTCGTCGTGGTGTCCAGCGTCATGCTGGTGGGGGAGATGGACAGGCTCCCTGCTGCCTTCCCGATACTCCAGCTCACGCTCTTCGCCGTCGTCGTGCCGTCCGCCCAGCGGTAGTTGCTCTTCGGCGTGAAGGTTGCCGTGTAGCTTCCCGCGTTCGTGCCCGTGGTCGTGCCGCCGATGGTCAGCTGTACCGTGTTGTAGTTGTTCCAGGACGGGGACTGGCTGCTTCCCGTGTAGGTCAGCGTCCCGCTCTGGCTCGGCACCGCGGAGATCGTCTTCCGGTTCACCGTCACGCTCGTCGTCGCCGTCTTCGTCACGCCGTTTTCAGTGTAGCTCACCGTGATCGTCTGCGTGCCGACCGTGCTCAGCACCGTCGGGCTGCAGCTGTAGCCGGTCACGTTGGCCGTGGCGCCGTCGGAGTAGGTGGCCTTCACCACCATGCCCGTGCTCTGGAAGCTGTCGCCGTACTCATAGACCTTCTTCGTCGGCTGCGTCGTGATGGCGATCGATTCCAGCCGGTGCACCACCGTGATGGCCTGCTCCGCCGTCTTCGTCACGCCGCCTTCCGTGTACTCGATGGTGACGCTCGTCGTGCCGTCCGTCAGCGCCGTGTCCGGGCTGAAGCTGTATCCTGTCGCCTTGAGCGTGGCGCCGTTGGAGTATGTCGCTGTGACGACCATGCCCGCCGGATTGAAAGTCTCTCCGGAGACGTAGGTCGTTTTTGCTGGCGGCGTTGTAATGGCGATCGACACCAGCTTCACCCCGCCGCCTCCGCCGCCTACCATGTTGAAGACTAATCCGTTCATATTCCCACCTCAATTCTCGTGATGTTCACCGTCAATGCCGCCGTCGGCGTCTGGCTGCAGTGGAAGGTCATCTTTCCCGCCTGCGTTACGTTGTCTGCGTAGATGATCGCCTCGCTGTAAGCGCCGAAGCTGGCCGGTGCGGGCGACACCACATACGCATACGCGCCCGTCAGGATGTTCGCATTGCTCACCGTCTGCGCTTTGCTGCTCCAGCTGGCGGCCGCCAGCGTCACCGTGAAGGAAACCGCCTTCCCGCTCTTTGCGTTCCAGTCCGTCCGTTCCGCCGCTGTGACGTGCTTCGTGGTATCAGCCTCGTGGTCGTCCAGGTTTCCCTGCACCGCCGCCGCAGCGCCTGCTGCCTCCTTGCCCGCAAGCGCGGTTCGGATGTCGCTGTGCGCCGCGCTGGAGCTGTTGTGCGCCGATACTGCGCTGGCCGCTTCTGACTTGCCGGTTCCTGCCGGGTCTGCGCCCGCCTGCGCCGCCGTTACCTGGTGCGGGTTGTCTGTGTTCCCGGTATGTGCGCCCAGGCTTGTAGCGTTGGCCTTCTTGTCAAGCTCTGCCTTCACGCCGCCGCTGGTCACGGGGTTCGTGCTGTTCGCTGTCGGGGCTGCGTCGAAGGTCAGTTTGTCCTGCTTGCCGTTCCACTTGGTGCGCTCCGCTGCTGTGACGTGCTTCGTAGTATCGGCCTCATGGTCGTCCAGATTGCCCTGCACGGTGCCTGCCTTTGTCTCGGCGGTTCCCGCTGCGTCTGCGCCTACCATCTCTGCGGTATAGTCTCCTGCCTTCGGAACAACTGCGCCGCCGCGCCCGTTGAAGCTCGTCACGCCGCCGCCTGCAATGGCCTGTGCGCTGTCGCACCAATACTTCGCGTTGTTGGTGTTCTCGCCCTCTCGCGTTCCTGTGCCGCCTACGGCCCAGCTCTCAGCGGCCTTCGCGTTCGCTTCCACGCCCTGTGCGCTGCTCTGCGCAAGCTCCGCGCTTTCCTGCGCGTATGTGGCCGCTGCCTGGGCCTCCGTCTTCGCGGTCTCTGCTGCGGTCTTAGCTGCCTGCGCCGCCTGCTTGTCCTGTCCTGCGCTTGCAGCGGATGCAGCTGCCGCCGTCTTGCTGCCGACTGCCTCATCTCTGGCCGCTTCCGCAGCTGCCTGCGCGTTTTCTGCATCTCCGGCCGCTTTCGTTGCCGCTGCGCTGTCTGCCGCAACGGATGCCTCGCTTTTCTTGGCGTTCGTCTCCGCCGTCTTTGCCGCTGCCTCAGAGGCTGCCGCATTGCTGGCTGCCGACTCTGCGCCCGCCTTCGCCGTGCGGGCGTCCGTGGCCGACTGTGCCGCCTGCGCGGCGTTCGTCGCCGTGGCCTTCTGCGCGTTCTCCGCCTTTGTGGCGGCCTCCTGCGCCGTGTCCGCTGCCCCGGAAGCTGTCTGCTCGGAAGCAGCTGCCGCTGCCGCCTTCGTGCTGGCGGTTGCTGCTGCCGTCTGCGCAGTGCTTGCGTCGGTCTGAGCGCTCGATGCTGCCGACTGCGCGGCTGTCTTCGCCGCTTCTGCCGCTGTCTTGGCCGCCTGCGCCTGTGAGATCGTCGCAGAAACCAGGTCTCCCTGCAAATCTGCAAGCGTCAGAATCTCACGCCACGCGCTGTCGTCTTCGTTTTCATACTTCCACTGCAGCTGCCCGTCGGTCTCGCTGTAGCGGATGACGACCGGTTCGCCGCCGTCGCCTTTCAGGCTGGCCAGCCACTCTTCTTCGGTTCCGATGAAGCCGTGCTTCACGGCGATGCCGTATGCCGTGATGTAATACCCGCGCCACTCGGTTCCGATCTTCGTGTAGCTCATACATACACCTCCATGTGGGTGTCCGCCGGATGGTAGTTGAGCGCGAACCAGCGCATGAACTCGCTGAAAAAGCTGTTGAATACCTGCATCGTGTTCTGGTACTTGTTGTACTCGCCGTTTGCAAAGTCGATCATGGCCGTCAAATAGGCCCAGTAGATTTTGTCGTGCGGCGGCTGCGCCAGCAGCTCCTTGTCCTTATCTGCGTCATAGTGGTAGGTGATGATCTCTTCGCTTGCGAAGAGCAGAACCTCCGTCTGCACCAGCCCCTCGCACTCGTTGAGCCACTGCGTCTTTGCCTCGTTGGAGAAGGCGTTCGGCTTGATCTCGTCCACCATGTCGATGACGCTCTTCAAGGTTGCCATACCCGGCACCTCCTTCCTTGAAAAATGCAAAGCGGGGCAGCGGCCTGCGCCGCCGCCCCGTCTGGTCTGTGTTCAGATTAGCCGCCGTTCGAAGTGGCAATGAGCTGCGTTCCGTCGGTCACGCCGCCGACACAGAACGCCCGCCAGTCGTTGAAGCCCGCGATGAAACGCGCATAGCCCTTCCAGACGTTGGCGTCGTTGCCTGCCAGCTCGCTGCGAACCTCCAGCGCCACTCGGTCAAGCCACACGGCGCCGCCGTATTCCTCGTTGTACTTGCTGTCCAGCAGCACCCACGGCTTCGTGCCTGCGGTGATAAACTGGTTGAGGTACGGCCAGACGATGACGTTCCAGCGGCCAAAGTTGAAGTTGAAGCCGTTGTTTGCGGTGTTCGGGTCTTTGTCTGCGCCGATCGCGGCGAAGACATCCCGCTTGAGCGTGTACTCGTTCGGGATGAGGATGGTCGTCGGCGCCACGTCCAGGACTTCCTCGTTGTCGCCCCGGAAGTCCTGCATGGCAGACTCCGCTGCAGCCAGCGCGTCGCTGGAGAAGCCGTCGGCAAAGAGGTTCGACTGCTTCTTCTTGCCCAGTGCCGACGGATGCTCCTTGGCAAACAGGCACTTGCCGTCCGCGCCCAGCGTAGAGAAGGTCTTGCCGTAGAACTTCGTGCTCGTTGCGCCGGTGATGGCCGCGCCGAGCAGCGCCGCGCCGAACTTCTCGCGCGTGCGGTAATACGACGTGATGAAGCCCGCAGGCTGCTTCTTGAGGTCCATCAGCTTGCCGTCTTCCACGATCTCGCGCGACAGCGAGAAGCTGTTCTTCCAGGTCATGTGCTCCAGGAACTTGCTGAAGCCTTCCTGCATACCATCCACGGGATAGTCGCCGTTCTCGCCGACCGGCTGGAAGCCCTCCATCGCGGTCATGGTCGTGAACTTCTCGCCCCAGTGGTTGCTGGGGGAGATGTTGAACAGCTCCGGCAGCATGCTGGCCTGCTCGAAGGCCTCGCCGCGCTTCTCCAGGAACATCTTGATCGGTTCCTGGCTCTTGCCGAAAATGCTGTCCTGAAGGCCGGAGCCTTCGGTAAAGGTAATGTTAGCCATTGCTCATGTCTCCTTTCCTGGTATCAGAAGCGGACGCGGCACATATCGCCCGCCGCCGTGCCGTCCATATAGACGACCTCGGCCACGCCGCTCGCGGTCGTGCCCGTGACCTGCAGACCGTCGGTGTGCAGCGTCACCTTGTCGCCCAGCTTTACGCTGGTAGCTACCGCCGCAAACGTGGTCTCGAAGATCATGTCCTTGTTTACCCGAATCACGGGGATGATGTCGCCCGCCGTGCACGGGCTGTCCTTCTCGCACATGGAGATGTACGTCGGCGCGTTCGTGCCGGTTGCCAGTGCGAGATTGCCGCCCGACTGGACAAGTGCCATGCCGACCTTCGGCGTAATGGCGCCGCACGGCAGATACTCGATGCCCGAAATCCTGTTGTCATCGATGCTGTGAATTTTGAAACTCATGTGAAATGCTCCTTTCTCAGCCCTTGTGTGTCCGGCTGTAGTGTGCCTGAATCTCCGCATCGGTAACGCCTGGGTTCATGGTGCGGTACAGCTCCTTCACGTCCGAAGGAACCGTCACGGCGCCCTTGCCCCGCGTCTGTGTCTGCGCCAAATGCTGCTTCGACTGCGCGGCATTGATGGCCGCCTGCCGTGCCCTTGCCGCTGCGCCCTGTGAAAGCGTCTCGAAGTTCGCCAGCTTAAAAGCGTCGAGCAGACTGTTGCCCTTCTTCACCAGCTCATAGAACTGCGGATAGCTCGGCATCTTCGCCAGGTCTTGCAGCTCGCGGATGTTCGGGTCAAGCTCGCTGATCTTCTTCAGCTGCTCATCCACCTGCACCTTGGCCTGCGCCTCCTGGGCGTCCTGTCTGGCCTTCTCCGCCGCCAGCTTTGCCTCCCGCGCTTCGCGCACCTCCGGCAGATTCTGCACAAATTGATTGAACTCTTCGTCGCTCATCCCGCTCTTGCGGAGCAGATGAGATTTTTTCTCTTCCTCAAAGCGCTCCCGGTACTCTTCGTACTCCGCCTTCGAGGTGATGGGCTTCTTGGTGTACGGGTTTGTCATGCCGCTGCTTGCAAACGCCTCGTCGATGAACCGCTGCGCCTCTGCTCTGGCGTCCTCTCTGGCCTTTGCAATCGCCGCATCCCGCTCTGCTTCCGCCTTCCGGCGTGCCGCTGCAAACTGTGCGTTGCGGGCATTCGCATCCTGCGCACCTTCGCTTCCCGTTTCTGTATTGCCTTCCGGCTGCTCGCCGCCTGCATCTTCTTCTGACGCCTGGTCGTCTGCGCCGGTTGTCTGCTGTGTATTGTCCTGGTCTTCTTCGGCAGGGTCGGCGGCCTCCTGCACTTCTTCGCCTTGCGCCTGTTCTTCCTGCGACTGTGCAGGGTCGGCGGCTTCCTGCTCTTTTCCGCCTTCGTCGATGCCAAACAGTGCGCCGTAGTCGATCTCGTTCACGTGTCCCTCCGGTGCCCGCAGACTGCGGGCCTTGCATTTTTACGCTATTGCTGCGAAGTGTCGGGGCTGGCGGTGAGCGGCATCACTTGCCGCTCTTGCCGCTGCCGGAACTGCCGGTGCGAAGATCGTTGCCGGTCTTCACCTGGCCGTTGCCCTTCTTCACGTTCTGCGAGAAAGGCGCGTTGACCTTCTGTGCGCCGGTGTTCTGGATGCTGCCAGCGTAGCCGGGTCTCTTGTTGTCTGCCATGTGTTCGTCCTCCTTTCTTTTTGGATGCTCCTATGTCACGGCCAGCTGCGCGGGTGCCCCAATCCCGCGCAGTCTGCCGCTTCAGGAGGCCGGGCGATACCCGGATAAAAGAAACGATCAAAAGAATCAAACAGGGGCCGTCCCCTGGGGCTGCTGTCTCGCTGCGGCAGAGTCCCGTGCTGCGTCCTGTCTGGCCCGCTGCACGACGGCCTGTGCCGTCTGCTCGTCGATACCGGCTGCCTGCTGCGCCTGTTGGGCCTGCACGGCTACCTGCTGTTGGGCCATCTGAATCTGCATGGCCATCTGCTGCTGGGCCTGCTGCTTCTTCAGCTCTTCTTCGAGATACCCGCGCGTCTCGCTGGCGCCCGGATAGTGCAGCATCTCCATCTTCGTCCAGAACAGGATGAGTGTCGGCAGCTGCGCCGGGTCTCCGAAGGCGCCGGTCTGCAGGTTCATGCGCGTCTCCTGCCACATGGCCTCGCGGTTCGACGCCAGCGGCGCGGATGTGTCGCACGAGAAGAGGAACTGATCGTTCCAGCACCATTCCCCGGCGTCGTCCTGCTCCAGAAAATCGTACCGGTTGAAGGTCTCATACTGCGCGTTTCCGTGGATGTCCGACGACACGACCGGCCTCGGCTCGTCCGTGTACGCCAGCTTGAACTTGAACATCGCCTCGAAGAGCGCAGCGTATGCCGCGTCCTTCATCACACGCTTGGATTCCAGGCGCCCGGCCGACTGCGCCGCTGCGAACTCCTTGGCCTTGCCGCTCGTGGCGGTGTGGTCTGTCCGGCCCTGGAAGGAATCTGTAATGCCGATGACCTGCCTCGCCTCTTCGTAGACCTGTGCCAGATAGGTGAGGTCTTGCTGCACGTTGCCCTGCAGATCGTAGACGTCGATGAGCGCCTTCGTTGCGGCGTTGCCCGGCCGGATGACCTTCATGTCGTCTGCATCCACGCGGATGCTGGCCTCGTCCGGCAGCGTGATATAGCTTCCGGATTTGAGCAGCTTGTCAATGATCTTGGCCTCAACGCGGTTGGTGGTGTTCTGCTGGTCTGCAATCTTGTCGATGTCGCTGTCACCAAGGAACCTGCCGTACATGCTCACATTCTTCTGCAGAATGACAGGGAAGATGTCCGGCTTGTAGAACGGGATGCGTGTCGGCTCTTCCGTGATCGTGACGACCGGCAGGCCCATCTCATCCGTCTGCGTCTCGCTGAGCATTTCTTTCGGAACGACGCCCGGAATGACGCTCCCGTCTGTGCGCTGAATTGGGAAGTAGACTTCCTCGTATTCCTCGGTGGACTCTGCCCACTTTGTCCCGCCGCAGTACGGGCAGGCCTTGCGCCCGCCGCGCTGTACCGCCGGTCTGGTCTCCCGCTCCAGCTCGTTCGCCGCTTCCTGAATGGCCGCTTCCGGCGTCTGCGGCTGCAAAATCGGCTGCGGCGGCGTCCCGTCTGTGCTCGGTTCATCCATCGGTTCTGCTGCCAGCGGCTCAATGGCGCCGCACTGGACGCACCGGCGGAGCTTCCGCGCCTGGTAGTCGTCCAGGTCTTCCAGCTCCGTATCGTTCACCCAGCTGTAAAGGCCGATGCCGCCCTTGTCGTTGCGGTAATAGGCGATGTACTGCGTGACCAGATCATCCGCTGTGGACGTGTCGCCCGTGCCCTTGACGTCCGGCTCGCGCTCCGACTCGTCTGCCACACTCACGCCGTATTTCCGGCGGATGTACTCCTTCGTCTGCGGGATTTTGAGGATGATATAGTCCATGTCCTCCACGCCTGTGTAGACACCGTCCTGCGGCACGATCTGCTTCGGGTGCAGCGTGGACACGGCCAGCTCTCCGATCGTGAAGTGCGTCCGCTGCGTGTTGTCCCACTCGACCAAAAACGCAGCGCCGCCCTGGATGGGCACCGTGCGTTCCATCATGTCGTTCAGCTGTTCAAACGGCATCCTGTCCAGCTCGTTGCGGAGCATATCTTCGATGAGCTTGGCCTTCATCTCGTCCTTCTTCCGCCGGGCCGTGACCTTCGGCTGCGGGATGTTGCTGTCTGTCTGCGCTTCGATCAGCTCCGCGCAGATGTTCCGGACGTGCGGTGTCTGCGTTTTCCGCTCGCCCCGGACGATGGCCCGCAGCTGATTGACGCCTGCATACAGTGCCTCCCGCTCGTCCATCCGGCTTGCCTCGGATTCATAAGCGCTTTCGTTTCGAGAGAGCCTGTCCTGCCAGAGCCGGAGCTTGTCGTTGTTCGCTCGTTTCGCCATGATCTTCACTCCTATGTCGTCGGCTGCCTGTCAGGTAGCCGGGGTTCCCCATTTCTTCTTCAGCATCTCCCGCTCCGCAGGTGATGCGTTTTCATAGTCCTCCCACTGGCTGCGCGACCACTTCACGCCCTGCGCCCTCGGCTCCTGCAGCAGGTAGCTTTGCTGTGGCCGGATGTGGTGCGCAATGGCCAGCGACAGCACGCAGTCATCGTGTGCACCCGGCTCCGCTTCCGGCTTTAGGGTCTCCGGGTTGCGCACGAACGACAGCATTTCTTCCAGCGTCGTCTCGTCGTTCACGATCTCGATGTCGTCCCGCACGGCTTTGATGAGTTCAGCGAGGATGACCGGCCGCGTCTTCGTGTTCGTTAGAAAGCCGAACGACTGCCGGACTTTGTGCGTGTAGTCGTCGATGGTCTCCCGCACATACTGGCGCGGATACCGCAGCCGCTCCAGTTCCATGACAGGGTATGTGGAAAAGTTCGTCTCCAGGCCGATGAGCGCCGTGTTGTAGTGCAGGCCCAGGCAGTAGACCTGCCGGGCGAAGACGTCCTCGTCGAATTTCCCGCGAAGCTGCGCCACCTGCACGCCGGTTCTGTTGTCCAGCACCTGTGCCACGAAGCTGTCGCTGCCCTCTCCGGCGGTGTCTCCGCCGATGACATACGGCACGCCCGGCTCTGGCTCGCGGTAGATGCGGATGCAGCCGGTCTTGTCGTCCGTCCAGCTGATCGAAGACAGCTTCACGCCGTCGTCGTCAAATTCAAAAATGCCCGTGCGCTTCGGCGGCCGGATGGCCTGCAGCCTTGCCGCCACAGCCTTGCCGTCGAAGACCGTCTTTCCGGTCACGCCCCACATTCCCAGGCAGTAGACCTGGTAGTAATACTCGTCCGTCTCCTGAAAGCTCTCCAATGTCCGGATGGCCGCGTCGTCCAGAAAGCGGTTATCCTTGTAGGTGGACTCATGCACCCGCGCCCGTGGGTCTTTTCGGTCGAAGAACCGTTTCTTCAGCCAGTGCTTGATGCTGATCGGGTTGAAGGTGAGGATGATCTGCTGATACTCCCGCGTCCGGCCGCGCAGTCGGATGTCCAGCTGGTTGAAATCTCCCTCCAGCAGTTCGCTCGCTTCTTCAATCCAGATGCCCGTGATGTTGTAGATCGACTTCAGCTTCTCGACGTCGTCCAGACCTGCGAAGATGATCTCGCTTCCGTTGCGGAATGAAATGGCGAGGTCTGTTTTGTTGGCTTTGTATCCGCTGTCCGGATAGAAGTCTGCCAGCTGTCCGAGCAGCTGCTTGAAGCAGCTCTCCCGCAGCGTCCTGGCGACCTTCCGGCAGACCAGGAACCGGTGCCCCGGCTCCGTGATGGCCCGCTCCAGAATCTTTCGCCCCGCGAAGATCGACTTTCCGGAACCGCCGCCGCCCTTCAGAACCAGGTATCTGTGCTCGTCCCAGAACAGCGGCAGGAACGTGTGGTTGTTCGTCTCCCGGAGATTCCGGAACCACAGCGCACATTCGACCTTCAGGTCAAGTTCCTTCTGCGTCTGCTTCTTCGCCATCGTCTTCTCGCTCCGTCATAAGCAGCGCGTCGCGTTCCTCGGCCAGCAGCGCCAGCTTGTCTGCAATGCGCAGCTCACCGGCCCCCATCGAGCTGCGTGTCTTTTCGCCCAGCTCAACTTCCTGCTTCTGCCGCCAGCCGTAGTTGTTCTGCAGATTGAAGATGATGCCCTGCAGTCCCTTCTCCCGCGTCAAAAGCTCCTGCTCCAGATACGCTTCAATCCGTGCTCTGGCTTCGGCTACCACGTCCGCCAGCTCCGGATGCAGCGTCGGGTCTGCGTAGTTCTGCCAGGTGCTGCGATCAATGCCCAGCTGCAGGCACAGTCCGGCAATCGACGGCGGCACAACGTACTGCAAAAGCTGAATCTCATCACCGTCGTCGTTCCGGATGATGCTGCCCGTGTCGTCTCTGGCCGGAATCGTGCGCGAAATGCTGCGGAAATACCGTTCCGTTTCCTCCCGCAGCTTCTTTCTGGTGTATTTTTTGGGCCTTCCTGCCGCCATCTGTGCCACCTCCCGTCCCGGCGCTCTAAGGTTCCCGCGCGTGCGCACCCGTATGCGCGCGCTTGTCGTGGGGAAAAATTCAAATATGCTCTCCGCACCGCTCAAATCCCGCCTAATGCGCGGCGCCCTCCCGCAGGGTCTTGCTGCAATATCGAGTGCATGCCCCGTCACGATGCCATGATACTGGAAAAGTCACGTCACGAAGTGTCAACTTTTTCGGCACCTTGCACAAAAAGCAGGGCTGCACGCCTGCAGTCCCGCTTTTCGTTGCCCGAATTATAGCTTTTTTGGGAAATCCTCGTAGTACCTTCGCACCATTCGGTGCAGTGTGGACTTGCTCAGGCAGTGCTTCATGCACACCGCCGTCGCCGTCGCGTCTGTTGTCACGAACTCAAACAGCGCCTGGTAGCTCTCCCCGCCATGTTCCAGGCACAGGTTGAGGATAACCCGCTGGTCTTCTTCCGGCAGGTCTTTGTAAAGGCGTGAGGTGAAATAGATATACCCCTGCCGGTTGTAGTCTACCTTCACGCCAGATTTGAAACGGAACATTCCCTCACGCCCTTTCTCTTACGCAGTCGTCTGTCTCATGCGCCTGCGAAGCTCTCGCGGATGACGCCGCCGCGCACCCGGAAGCTGACGACGTGGTATCTCCTCAGTGGGTGGATGTACGTCACCGTCCCCGTGAATGGCTTGCGCTCCTTCTTCGGCTGCTTTCTGTCTTTTGCTTGGACGATCTCCGTCTCCCCGAATGTCTCCGGGATTCTCTGTACGATGTCTCCGATCTTCATGTTCATATCTCCTTGATCTCGATTCCGTATCTGTCCTGCATCATCTTCCGCTTGATGATATACTTCTGTGTCCGCGTCGCCCGGCTCTTCACGTCCTCGACGATCTTCTCCCAGCCGGTCTGCGTCTTCCGCTCATAGCAGAAGTCCGCGCAGTACCGGATGGCGCGGATGCGTCTTCCGTCCGGCGTGGTGTATGCTTCCTGCAGCGTGAAGTCCTGCTGCAGCCGCAGCTCGCGGATGAGTCCTGCCTGCAGCATGGCTTGCAGTTCCCGAAACCTTCCGGCCTCCTTCTTGCTGTCAAAGCGGATGCCCTCTGCCATCTCCGGCTCGTTCCGGTACTTCCTGGCCTTCTGTATCTGCGCTGTTTTGAGCTGAGCGAGTGCCTGCTGCTGCGCACGCAGCGGCAGGTCTTCCAGCCGTATGCCTATCGTCCCCACCTCCGTCTCATCTCGAAGTGAATATAAACGCCCTTGTTGACGGCGTTGCGGACATAGCTGATGGATGTCAGCTGGTATTCCGGATACCGCTGCTCCAGCTGCACCCATGCGTTCTTTTCCTCGATGGCGTCTACCAGGCTTCCCACCTCGTCCATCGTGATCTTCCCGTCGTACTGGGCAGGCTCCGGCTGCACCAGGTTCCGGCTCTGGTTCCAGTGGCGGAAGAACAGTTTGTCCTTCGCGATATAGTGCGCAAGGCCCGTTACGCCATCCGGCCCGAACTGCAGACGGATGCTGTTTGCATAGCCGCGTCCCCACAGCTTCTCGATCTCATCGCGGTCGAGTCCGCCGCTGATGATGAGATGGTGGTGGATGCGGTTTGTCTTCTTTCCGTATTCCGTGCAGCTGATATACTTGAACTCCTTGCCGAGCTTGGTGTACCGCCGCTTCAGACGGCGGATGTAATTCTGCAGATCGCGCTGAGCACCTTCTTTTGTCTCTGGCTCTTCTCCCGGCCGGTAGGTGAGATGCAGAGCGATGTCGTCTTCCGTGAAATTCGTATGTACCAGGCGCGTGAGTCTCTTCTCCGCGTTCTTCTGGTTAAGTCTTCTCTGAATCTCGCTCGTCGGCTTGCAGCGGCTGCGTCTGCGGCCTGGCTTCTGAAACACCGGATATATGTCCGCGTCCATGTAATTGCCGCAGACATATACGCTTTCGCGGATGAAGGTGCGCCCCTGATACATGGCCCTGTGTCCTCCTTCAGAGAATGGTTGCTAAGTTAAGATTGCTTACAAGCCTTAATTCGCGCGTACGCGCGAATATATAATGTATATGGCCAGCCTGCCATCGTCAGTGCCGGGAGGCTGTCCCCGGCAGACAGGACGCGGCTGCGCCCTGTTTCGGCTAATGTTCTTTCTGAATGAAGTATCCTCGGCACCAGGCTGGCGGCCTTCCGTCTGCGCAGCCGTCCATTCCCGTCGGAAATAACTGTGTAATTCTTCCATAGCAGGTGCTTGGCTGCAGCATCTGGATTCCGTCCGGCCTCGGAGGCGTCTGCTCCGCCGCGCCTGCGCGGTACCCGCAGCGAAGCGCCGTCATGCCGCCCGGCTGCTCTTCGCGGAAGGCCCGTGCGCAGCTGCTGCATCCCTGCTTTCTCGTCACGCTGGCCCCAGCTTTTCTGTCTCGCACGCTCTGGCAATGAGCGTCCATCGCTGCTTCCATGTCATATCCGCCGCAATGATGGCCCGCAGCCGGTCGACGCCCTCTACCTCGACCGTTCCATACGCCTTGTGCGTCACGCGCCAGCGAAAGTTCTGCGTCTGTTTCTGCATCGTGCGCTCCTTTCTGCGCCGATCTGCACGCGCACAGGCGTGCAGATCATAGGTAGATTCCGGATTAAAGGCAGAAGCCGAAGGCCACGCCATTGGCATAGCTGGCGCAGTCACCGTCCGCATCGCCGCTGCTGTAGACCATGCAGAAATGCGTGGAGGCGCTGGCATTCGGCGAGCGGAGCCAGTACCACCATGTTCCTCTTCCCGGAACTTCCTTCACGCGGCTGCGTTCCGAGTCAAACAGTTCAAACTGTTCGTCTCCCAGATCGCTGGGCGCCCACTCAGCTGCCGCCTTTGCGCCGAACATTTCCGTAAACGACGGCAGCCACAGCTTGTCCTGCGTCTGCACTTCTTCGCCGTTGATCTTCTGCCGGATGGTGCGCGGCACGATCATCTCCTGCAGCTCTTTCGGCAGTCGAGGCAATACATCTTCGTTCAGCCACTTGCGCATCGCGCTGTCCTTCCAGCCGCCTTTGTTCGTCGCGTAGTCGTTCATTGCGCGCATCTTCTCCATGCAGTCCTTCAGTACAACCATCACGCGGCCTTCCTTCGTGACGTGCACTACCTGCGCCGTCAGCTGCTCAAACACATCATTCTCATTGTCTGCGTCCGCCTCAAGGCAGATCGGGAACTCGCTGCCGACCTCCAGCATGATTTCCGCCAGGTTCATCTGCTCCTGCACGGTCTTCAGCTGCGCCCAGTCCGTCGTGATCGTCGTTCTTTTTGTGATGTCAAACATAGCTTTTCCTCCTGAATCTGTCCGTCAGCCCATCGTCTCCGCCAGATCGAGCAGCAGCCCGATGGTCTCATCGTACTTTGCCTCCAGCCGCAGGGCGCAGTCTTCCATGCTCTCGTCTCCGAATGGGCAGGTGAAGTGGCCGACTTCATCGCAAACCCGCCGCCCACATTCGTTCGCCAGCTCTACGATCTCCCTGGCCCCCTTCAGCCTTGTGCGCAGCTTCTGAAACTGTTCGATCTTCTCCGGGCTGAGAATCTGGTGCTCATACAGCCCCAGCTGCTGCACAATGTCTTCTTTCTTCTCCGCGCTCCAGTACCCGCTCTTGATGCCGCTGCAGCGCTCTGCCGTCATAGCCTTCATGCCGTCACTCCCACGCTGCGTCTGCCTTCTGCGGCACAACCTGCTTGTGGTGCGCCCCGCATTTTTCGCAGTAGTAATACCGCGTGCTGCCGTCTGTCCGCTCCAGAACCCATGCGTGATTGCACTGGCTCCGGTCCGGAACCTTCGGCAGCCGCTGCTCCAGACGTTCCAGTTTCCGCCTGCGCCACTCGTCCACATCGTCCCGGCAGTCGTGCAGCAGCATCATCTGCTCCAGCATGATCTGCACGTCCGCAATCTCTTCGGCGATGGCGTCTGCGTTGTCCTCTCCGCGCACGCTTTTGCAAAGCTCCTTCTGCAGCTCAGAAAGTTCCTCCGCTGCCACGACGCTCTGCATCTCTGCGCCCCAGGTCCGCAGCGCCCTGCTGCAGAGCGTGCGCATCTCATCCAGCGTTTCGTCGTCCAGGCCCGGTGCCGTGCCTTTGCGGTTCGCCTTGTTGAAAACGTCCCACTGCAGCCGGTATCCTTCCAGCTCCCAGAGCTTGTTTGCGATATGCTCCAGGCAGATGCGCTCGCCCGTGCGCTTGTCGTAATTCGCCGGGTCGACGCACGCGCTGTCCGCTGTCAGAACGAACCCGTTCTTCAGCTTCGCCGTTACCACCGTGCATTTCCCGAACAGCGTCAGTGTGCGGATGTCCGCTTCGCCGAGAAGCGCGTCAATTCTCTCCTTGGTAATCTTAATGTCGCTCATAGCGTATCCCTCCTTCACATTCCCGGCGCCTCAATGATGCGGACACCGTATTCCTCTGCGCAGGTGTGCTCGATCTTGCATCCGCGTGCGCCTTCCCAACCTGTTGCAAAATATGCAATATCTGCTGTTGCGAGCAGCTTCAGGCTTTCGCCCAGGAACCAAAGCGGCCGGTTGCACGCCGGGGCGTTTTCAAAGTAGCTGTCGATGATCTCGACTTCGTCCCCGACGGCCTCTTTCGCCTGGCAGATCGCGGTCTTCCGCTCCGCGAGGATTTCCTCCTTGCTTTTGCCCTGCATAGGCTGCGATATGAATAGCTTCTTCATTCGTGTATCCTCCTTCATTTGTCTGTCAGTTCTACTGCGATCTTCGCCAGAGCGGCGCTAACTGTCCAGTCTGCAGCCAGCAGCGACGCGCTTCGACTGAACTCCTGCGCCAAGGCGCAAAAGGCATCTGCGTTGTGGTCTTTAACGGCACTCCACATTTCCTTGTGTACTTTCTCGATGTCACTGTGCATCTGCTTCAGATTTTCCAGATACTCCTTCAGCTCTGCCCAGGCCTCACGGTCTGATGCGTAGCCGCGCCCCCGGCTATCCATGATGTCTTTCAGCATCTCAGCCATAGCGGACTGGATGTTCCCGGCCAGTCTTGTCTTGGGGCTTATATATGCGGTTTCCATGTTGTGTCCTCCTTGTATTTATTTCGCCGCTCCGGCGACATTGGGTTTCATCTGATTTTTTCTGCAATCCTTCTTCAGAATCATGGTCTGCATCCATGGCTCCAGCTCCTGGTCTTTCAGAACTCCGGCGTATTTGAAGTATTCGCAGCCCAGCATCAGACGGCACCTGTCGCAATCCCGGTCTCGCCATTGTTGCGCAGTCTGCCGCCATCTCTGCTCCCGCTCCGTCATTCTTTCTCCCTCCAGTAGTCATTGAACTTCTTCCCGACGATGATCGGCCTGCACCATTCGCATTGAAAACGGCGCCATGCAGTGTCCCGCTCGCCGCTCTCATCTCTGTAGAGCATCGCAAACGGGACAAACCCGGCCTGCATGGTTTCGTGCAGCCTGCGCTCTGCATCCTCAAAGCTGTCTCCCTCATACCCGACCAGCACATAGCAGCGCATATTGTGCCTCGCCGGTCTGAAGCCTGAAGCCCGCAGCTTTCGCCCCATTTCGATGAGCGGTTCGAGATCGTCCTTCGTGTCATACGCTGTGTAAAGCCTGTCCGGCCGCACGTCGTAGAGCAGGTCTGCCTGCCATTGCTGCAGCAGTGCTGGCTCAAGGCCCCCAGAAAACACTGCCGGATGCTTCTGCCTCTTCAGCATCGTGCAGACATCTCTGAAGTGCTGCTCGCTTGTGCCCAGTATGTTGTCGTCGAGGATGTTCCAGCCGTCTGTGATCGGCAGTTCGCGAACTGTTCCTCGTGCGCAGCGCGGCACGGCGCAGAACCAGCAGTCCTTCGTGCAGCCGCGCGAGGTGAAGACCAGACCGTCGCGCAGATACAGCCCTGGTGTGAAGTCGCCCATCCGATCATCGAACGCCGGGCCTCCAACCTCGACCGGCACGCCGAGAATCTGCCAGGCGTAATAGAGGTCTTCCGCACGCGGTACGTCCCATGTGAACGTCACGGAAATGTGCACCTCGGTCACGTCCGCTTTGATGCAGTCCGCGATATTCTCAATCGTCGGCTCTTTGAAGAACGTCAAGCCGTCTCTCGGTGACATGGCAGTCCTGCGCGGAAACACGCGAGCAATCATACCCGCACAACTCCTTCCGCCGCGTCCTTCTCTCGTTTTTCTCTGCACCACTCTGCGATCTCCGGGCAGTTGAACCTGCCCACGCAGACCTCTTCGTCGCACATCGGGCAGCACACCCATGGCGCCTCCCGCATATACGGGTCAACCT